TCGCCGAGTCATGTGAGGTATGTCGGCCCACATCGCTGCATGAGCAATCAAGATATCGAAATCACGGTCTTCTATGTATTGGATGACCGCCTCATGAACAGCATCTTCACTACAGAAGATATGGAGGGTATAACCATCACGTTGCTCAACCACATACTCATCTTGATTTTCCCTCCAAGCAAAACTAACTTCTTCGTTGGTGTAGGAATCAATAGCATTCCAACATTGGGTGAAATCATTGTCGTCGTCAGGATTCCATTCAATATCGAACCAGCACTTACGAGGTTCCCAACGAGGTAAGGAATCGTACTGTTGGATTAAAAATTGGTCGGCGAATGGAATATCTGCATGCCATGTCTTACTAAACCACTTACGAACATCGTAGTACTCCCACTGATTTGTAGTAATCCGAGTCAACCATTTCTTAGTATAGATACATTGAACCGTTGGTTTGTCGTCTATCTTCGCACTACGAAATCGACTTAGAATTGCACGTTCATGTTCAATAGCATCTGATGCATCAACATAGAAACATGGTTCCCATGTATGAGTTTCTGATAACCTATTACCATCAGTATCTCGATATCGTAAATTGATATTACCTCTGTGATAATCTACAATCATTCTTCGCCACCTGCTTGGTCAATGATAACCAGCAGACATTCGACATCTTGATGGTTGAATACCAATACAGTGCCATCCCCAACATAGAACTCAGCCTTCCCCGGAGGGAGACATGCAAGAACTTCAGGGAACCACGGACCAAATCTAGATGATACTTCATCTACTTCAGGATTGAAATCCCCCATTGAAAAATGAACAGTGTGGTGCATTTCACCAGTCACCTTAGCACCGGTTTGGATTAGAAGGTCGCTCACTTGAGCCATCCACGATACAGTATATGGCTTGTCTGCCCCGACAACCTTCCCTAAGGAAGATACAGCCGATAGGTCAGCGATATCGATGACTCCATATCCAGTTAGATTTGCATCACCGAATGAAGTCCAATTACTTGCTGATGCTGCATCAACCAATTTCGATGCCATAGCAAGACCGGCTGATGATTTCACTTCCTGTGTAGGTGGTAATGTAACCTTAGTATTGCCACACGACAACGATAGATTGCCTGTTTTGGTATCGGTCACATTCTGTTGTAGTGTAACTTCTTCACCAGAACATGCACGAAGAAATGCCTGAACCTTCGATAAGTCAGCGATAACAATAGCACCGGCTTCCAACTGTGTAACAACAATACGTTGGGTGATGAAGTGGGTTGAAACCGCCACTCCACCAGCCAACTGATTATTACTCACATTTAGACGGAGGTCTTCGACCCCCGGCCCAAATGAAGATAGGAAGTTAGTCAAAGATGCTCTCTTTACAGTACACTTGGTCATAGTAATCCCTCCTTCAATTCTGGAAGACCATACCACTCGGGTTCGCCATCCTTTCGAGTTACAGCGATGATACGCTTCTGCCCCTGCAATGCGATGTTGGTGTTTTCCTTCCAGAACTCAACCACGTATTCAGTGGTGCCGGTCTTCTGCCCATCATCGTCAAGAACTGCTTCACGGGAACACCATAGAATCTGCTTTAGATTGGCATCGGTGTTCTTCTCCCAGTCGGGTTTCCATGAACCTGTTTGCTCATTACGGAACACCTCAGGTTTGAGATGTGTCTCCCAAAATACATCAACACCATTCCTCATCAAGTCCCTACTAATAGCCGTCAACTGATGGAAACGAGTGGAACGGATAGACCAATTCCATTGGTTGCCCACCAACTTGTTCGGGTCAGATGCTTCGATACCATCCTTTGCCTTACCTAGTTCGACAATCTTCATGTTGGTTTGGCATACAGTATCCCATTGGTCCACAGCAGTCACAAGGAACTTCACCAATCTAGGACCGGTGTATCCCGGCTCTTGTTGCTTCATAGCCTGTGTGATAGCGAAGCGTCCAATTTCCATAACCCTCTGATGTGTCGCTGGATAATCATAGACAGTACGGTCTTCAACCGCCATAACCCACGGAGATAGACAACGAATGTTCGCTGCCTTATCTCTATGATACGCGGACTTACAGGCCGCTGCACCACCATCGAAATCGATAACGAGAATGTAATCACCATTAGCAATCTGTGCGTCGGTTAGGCTATCCAATACGATACCGGATTTACCACACCCCTCGAATCCAATGAGTCCACAGAACACATGAGTACCAACGATATGACCAGCACCATCTACTTCAGATGCAATGTCCTTAGAAGGTGCTGGATATCCAGTCCCTGTTACCACCGCTGCAATGTCCTCCTTCGTATCGTCTACTTTGTTCTCGTCACTCTTAACTGCGTTGAATCCACTCATTGTCCGCCACCACCAAATTGGTCAGTTCCTGTGTTACCACCTTCGGCTGCTGGGACCACGAATCGTGGAACAGCAAAGATACCAAAGGCAGTAATCTGTGGGACTTCACCATCGTCCTCTGTTTGTCGAACACCAAATCGACCGAACACAAGAACGGTTGAACGTTCAGCATATGGCCTCCATGAGTCACCATCTAGATACTCAAATGCATGGCAATTCTCACGGTGATGACCACTGATTCTTACATTAACTTCTGAACGAAGTCCTGATGGATGCTCTCGTTGCAAGTCCCATGAAGTCAGACGAAGATTGTATGACTTACCAGTTGGGTCGTATTCGTTCTCCCATCCTTCCTTGAATAGTGAAGTGACCTTCCCCTTGATAATCCCAAGAGGTCCAATCGGGTTCAGTCCGGCGACCTCCTTCAATCCAGAATGATATCGTTCCAACATATCTGTTAATGCACAGAAGTTATTGTGGACCGCTGGGTTCACAGCGAACTTCTCTGGTGCAAGTTGGGGTTGTAGGTCTGCTTCCACGAAGTCAGTAGTATATACCACATCATTGGTCCATTTACGAGGTAGGCGGAACACATCGGCGAAGTCAGGATTCTGATTTTCCTTTGTATTAGGAACCACCTTCAATCGGCACGGCTTCCATTCAGCGACTTGTGCATCAATATCAGTTGTTTCCAATCTAAACAATCCTACACTATTACCAAAGTCCTTCTCCTTATTACCGAGGAAGTAATGATACCGAGCAGGTAATTCATGCCTAATAGGGTCACCCTTCGATGACCACTCACCAGTTTGCAGTAACGCAATTGGTCCTTTAGGCGTAGATAGAAGGAACCACGGTGTGGGTCCATCTACGGGTTCTTCTGTAGGATGAGTGCCGTCTGCCTTTACCAGACACCAGACACCATTTTCCTTGACGCACCTTGCCACAATACCAGCACTAACGGCCTTATCTGCATCTTCGTTCCACGCCTGTAGCGCTTGTTCACGAATCCACTTCCGTTTATCTCTGGTCTTACTATCGCTCCCAACGAACATACCTACCCAATTCTCAGTTTGTAGACCACCGCCACCACTGCGACGAGTTACTACCATACCCTCGGAGGCTTCGATAAGGAAATCTTCATCCTCATCTTGCCAGTTGTCCACGGCATACTTGTCCGACAAGTATTCCACGAACTTTTGCTGGGCATCAGCAACCGGGATGCCACTTGCGTCTGCATATCCTTGCAGACGTTCAAGTACCCCGTCAGGCCATTCGCTTTCTTCATTCACATTCTTCTTGCTTGTATCAAACACCATTTCAATCATCTCTCTGTTGTTTTTGTCCTATCCTTCAGTGTGGCTACGAAGTAGTCGTAGTAAGAGTCATCGCCTGCTGGCCATGTATGCACTCTCTCTACGAACTCACCCCAAGTCACAAGGAAGGAATAGTACTGGTCGGGAGTCAACCCGAGGGAATAGATGCTATCTCGCATCTTTTTCATAACATACAGACGGGGTATCCCTTTGGATGCCACCTTCCGTAGTTCTATGTTCAATGCTTGCCAGTCACCAGCAGCAACGGACAATGCAGGATTACTGAAGTCGGCCTGTTCAACCGACAATCGTGCTTCAAGGGAATCATCATCTCTCGGTAATGATTGTAGAATATCTACACCACTTCGCAAATCACCATTGGTGACCTCATTTAGATATTCAAAATGTTCATTCCAAGATGAGGGTAAATCTTCTTCATTGGCAATGCGTTCAAACAGTATCTTAGCAGAACGATTGTCTGATGGGGCAAATCGATACGTCATACACCTCGACTTCAATGCTGGAATAATTGCAGATTCATCGTTAGCGGTCAAGAAGAACAATACATAATCAGCACATTCTTCCATCGTATTCCTCAATGCATCTTGTGCTTGTTTGGTTAGACCATCGGCTTCATCAAACAGAATGACTTTACGACTCGTTCCAATACCACCTTGCTGAGCAATTTGTTTCACTTCATTGCGAACGAAATTGATTCCACGGTCATCAGAAGCATTGAATCTAACATAGTTCAATGGGTCAAACCATTCACCGAGCATCTGACGAGCCACAACACCGGCTGCAGTTGTCTTACCAGTCCCCGGTGGACCAACAGCCAATATCCCCGCTGGGTATCTTCCAGTATCTCGCCATTCTTCACAATCTGCTCGGAACTCTGGACAACCAACCATTTGGTCAATTGTCTTCGGTCGGTATCTTTCACGCCATTGACGATTCATCATACCCTCTGGATTGGTTGAGGATTATAAATGAACGAAGATTATTCGGTTTTATCCATTAATAGTACAAATCGCAATACGTCATCATGATTCCATAGTCTAGGATGAGTTTCAAGAGAATGAATCATCTTATCCATACCCGTTTTATCACAGACTAATTCGCGCACCGGTGTTAAGATTTCAATAATCTTCTCGATTGATTCTTTCTTTTGAATTGTTCTCGCTGATATCCCATGTGTCCTTTCCATCCATTCGGAGAACAATGGTTCTGGTTTCCGTGTAAGCGTAGCCGTGCGTTTAATCTGATAACCGATTGGTGTTTTCGGAGCAAAGAAAACCGATATACCGAAGCGAACTTCTCGTGCCAACCACGCCAACATCATATCGTCAAATTGTATCATTTGTATCACAAGTATTCCTTACAATTATTGTTAATATTAGTATAAATGATACTTAATACAATTAATATCACTCCGGCATTAATACTAGTATGTCCGCTAGTTGGATTACGTCGCTGTGTCCCATTGTTGTGTCCACATGAAGAAGCATGGGATTTTCAAGATGATAGTTCCCATTGGATGATTTGATGGATACAGCGCTGACCCAGATGATACAACCAATATCATCCATAGGGGTCCATACATCATCCATTCGTGGACCGAAGTGTGGATGATTGCGGAGAGCATTTGCTACATCATCGGGACATACAGATTGTCCCAGATATACTGGAGTGTATCCATCCATTGCTGAAAACCGAATGTGGATACCATTCATCTTTCTAACATGAGTGATAAGCAATGGCATGTTAAGCATCTGTTGTTGAGCCACATACCCTCCGATAAACTGACTATCGTAATATGGCCCATCATATAGTAATCTAATCCGCTGTTGTGATTTGAGTGCCCTTAGAATCTCTCGATATTCTGATGTCGTTTCGATTTGATATACCCTGTTTCGACTTCTTTCAGGATAGGTTTCTTTCAGATGAGATTGACGATGAGTGTATGGTTCATTGTGGAAATGTGTTTCACCATCCAATAGAACGTCACACAAAATGACGGTGGAAGGGTCGCAGTCCTCACTGCACTCTATCTCGAATATGCCTTCTGGTCTAGTACTCTCCCAAGACTGTAAGAGTTCACCAGAACGTGAATAGATAATACCATCAGACCCTGTATAATGTAGAAAGTGTCTAGGGCTATTTACTACATCGACTATGGTTTTGTCGTATGGTAGTGATAATTTCCCCCATCTGAGATACCTTGCAGGGGGTTTCAAGGGACAGTGTGCCGTAATTTCGGTATCGATGCACAGTGTTCCGGCAACAGCCTTCTCCACTATCTCTAGAAATGGTGTATGAGCAGCACACTGACGTAGTTCTTCTGTTGTGTAATCAGTAAACTGGGCGATGGCACGGAGGAAATCTCTCTTACTGAGAGGGGGTGCTTCCCCCAGTGCCACCTGCCAAAACAGATATGCTTCTGGTTCGGACAAAGATTCGACTATGGAACCTAGTTCTCGACCATTTAATGACGATAGAACTATGAATGCGTCATCGACAGACCAATCGCTTTCGGCGTTGTCTGATGACTCTGAGGCGAGTAATGGAACGATGGGTGATGTCTTGGTTAATTCCACCCACTCTTCGGCATGGATACCGAAGTACTTGGTCACTCTTGATGTGAACCAATTGGTACTGATACGTGGTTCATCATCGAACCAAAGTATAACCGCATCAAGCCACTCATCATCAGATTCAACGAAGTCCTGTATTAGATTACGACGCTTTCGCCCTGAAGATTCATTCCGAATCAGTTGCGCTTGCGTTGATGCCTTCCATAGTTTCACCAGATGCCCCTCTCATGGGGAGGTCAGATGGCTCGCACTTGAGGATTTCGCATACTATGTCTATCTTCCCTTCTCGATGTATCCACTTATGGACCTCAGGTCTTGTATTTACTTGGAATACTTTCTTGCATAATCTTCCCATTCTCTTTGCACCAATAGGAACACCTAATGCATTACAAGTCAAGTATAGTGAATCCACCGCTAGTTTGTGGGGTAGCACACCCATGTTTTCTTCTAGTAATCTGTTGCACAATTTGTTAGCAACATTACTAAACATTTGAGGTGCGCCCTCTAAACTGGTGATACTGCTAACGATTGTGTTAATCATTTGTTCATAGGAATCGAACTGTGATTTTAATTTCGCCGCCGGAGTTTTAGCCATCACTCTTCCTCCCTGTTTGGCCAACCGCAGTAATCACAGCGACCAGTAGGTGTATCATCCCAGTCACCTTCTCTGATGAGAACGCAATTGCACTCAGGACATCTTGGGCGTATCATTCAATTATCTCCTTCATGTAATCCACCACATACTGTTTGGCTTCGGCTTTACCCATGTAATATTCAAACGCCTCTTTCCATTTACGCAACCGCTTGACTTGTTTTTCTAAAGAAAGATATTCATCCACTAATTCAGTTGGTGGCATATCCATCAGTTCTTCATATCTCTCTGGGTCATCTGTTGCGCTCATTCTTTCACCTCGCAGTTCTCACAGTTGTAGTTTTTATCAGCCCACTGATTACAAGTGGGGCAGATGTAATACTCACAATCGTGGAGTAAGTCAGTTGCATCCCGAAGAAGTTCACGCAAATGTTCGACTTCTTCACGCTTGTTGTCGAGTTCTTCAGATACGGAATCATACTTGTACTGCAGGTGATGAGTGGCGCGTAATAGTGATTCGTATTCATCACATCTGCAAGTCATGCTTCCACCTCCACATCAGCCAATAGACCTTGGAGTGCCGATTGGATTTCCTTAGCCTGTTCTAAAGTCATACGAATGCCTTTACCAGATGGTCGCCCAGTATTAGACCACACACGAATGTCCACTTCTTTCTTAGTATCGTCATCAAGGAATCGAATCATGTCGACTCGGATACTGAAGTTCGATGCACTGGCTCCTTTCACAGGAATACTACCATAGGTGACGTTCTCTTGATTAGAATAATCACGACTCATCTTCTTCCACCCTCACAAAAATATCTATGAAGTTCTCAAGATTGGTTCTTACCCATCCTAGAACATCTAATGCATTGTATGGTCCCTCATCTGGATGATGGTGGTGAAACATTTTGTGTGCTTCACTAAGAATCCTAGAAACTTGATGGTGTTCTAAACAATCGTTTTCGTAATACTCGTCATCATAAGTTGCTTCTATTTCCACCATGATTATGCCTCCTCTACTTCGATGTGTTCAACAGCATAGTCTCGGACATTGACTCGTTTCCCATTCAATTTTTCCGTCTGCTCATTGAAATCCCATGCCATATCATACGCCTCTTGTTCACTATCTGCTTCTATAAGAATCTGAAACTTTACACACTTAGTTACATAGTATTCTGGCATCATTCCACCTCCACTTCTTTGGTATCCCAATCAACGTAGTCTTTAGAAGCGTGAATCCTACCATCCCAATATGCTTCGATAGCGTCATCTTCATTGTCTGTCTCTATCTGATAGTATATCTCTACTGTTGCTTTTACTGTATATACTGGCATGTTCATTCCTCCTCTCCGTATGGGTCTTCACCAATGTTTTCCAATACTAGATTGTTGATAGCGTGTAGAACTTGGTTGGGCCATTCTTCGTTGGTCTTTCCATCTCGTCCAATGATAGCAGATGTTACTCCATCATGCCAAAACTGAACTGATAGAATCAATCCATCTTCCACCTGTGCTCGATAACCAACAGGTTCCTCACTTCGGTGGTGAGCCATCGACAGTTCTTCTCCCGTCAATAGTTTTTCCAAGAACAGTTGTTCAAATATGTTATTTGGCATATCGAAGCCACTCATTGTCCTCCCCTCCTTTGGTTGTGGAAACTATTTTTTCTTCCATGTTCAGGCATGTACTTGGTTATATCTGGTATGCCCGGTGGGTTTGGTGGTAGTTCATCACCATCCCACTGAGAGCATACTTCGACCCATGTTTGTCCAGCCTTATGACCGGCAATTCTATTTCCTAGGTCTGCAGTTCTCCATTTCCATCCATATCCCCCACTGCAGTTTTCACCATTGCAGGGGCACCCCGTTCGTTCTTGTGCGTCTTCCTCGCTCATTCTTTTCTCTCCTTTATTTCACTATCCAATCGGATTATTTCCATATCCAAATCGTGTTTTCTAGCGTATAGTGTATCTGTTATTCTTTCAAAAGCATCACTTTTGATGATGTATTCGTCATCTATAGCGTCTTTTTCTTTTTGGGTCTTGCCTATCTTGGCTTCGCCCCACTCTTCCAGTAATGCATCCCATGTTTCATCCATTATGGTATGCATCTTTCTAACTTCGTCTCGTTCTATCTCCAATTTTCTTATCCTTCTTTCAGTTGCCTTGTTCTTTAACCAGTTCATATCCAGTCCTCCAATTTTATTTCGTTCTCCCACCAATCAGGTGGAGATGTATGTCTATAGTGGACACCGCCTTTGCTGTCCGCTTTTGATTTGTAGTATGCTCGGTATGCTACTACAGCGTCATCGTCTTTGTATTCATCAGGCATAGCCAGTGCGAATGGTGTAAGTTCACCCTCTGGAATCAAATTACCCAAGAACACCATGTTCTTGATGGGTCCAGCACAAGCATGCTTCTTCTTGAAACGGAACCAATATTCCCAACACAGAGCAACAGCATGAGCCGCCAGCCACTCAAAGTTAGCACGACTATCGCCAACCCATACTGTGCATGGATGATGGTGGTAGCCGCCCTTGTATGGTGTGCCCTTCTTGGTCAACGGCATCTGGTCATCAGTAGCACCATGTCGGCGCAGGGCTGATGCCATCATCTGTGCTGACTCTACGCACATCTTAGGCAACCTCACACAGTCCATTGCTTTGGCTGCGTTTACTGGGTTCTCATCTAATACGAATATATTCATTCTTTCACCTCCCCGCGATTAAATGAACTGTTCCATACTTCCGGCTGGCATTTCTTACAAACAGGAATTATGATTTCCATGTCTATGGAAGAGGGAACCGCGAGCCGTATCCACTTCATGTCTGTTTTACATGTCGGACATTCTTGTCGGTCTAAGTTCACTTGACCACCTCCATATGTGAGCAACATTCCTCTGCTTCCCACTTATCAGTGAACGGGCTTCCACACTCTTCACATTGCCATTGGGTGAATAGATATGCTCTAACCATCATTTCACACCCAATCGTCTTGCTGCGTCGTTCACCATCAGTATCCATTCTATATGTTTCTCCATACTCATTCTTGCTCACCTACTCCGTCAGGGTTGCAAACATATAGTAACCAGTGATAGAGGTTTTCATTACCACCCATACCACTTCTGAAATATACTTTAGATATATCACGAGTCTTCCATATGTTCCACCACTCAGCGACATAAGGGTCTCGAAAACCAGTGGCATTAGAATGCTTGCAAAAATCTCTGATGATAAGATTCCTTACCGATTCTCCTGTCTCATTAGCGAGGTGATGGTATATTGACGACATCCCACTCCACTGAAAGTATTCAGCAAATCCTTGAATGCCATTGTTGTTATGCCATGCTCTTAGTATGTTACGAAAATCTTCTTCACTTCTATCACTCATTCTACCGCCTCCTTCAAGTCCTTCATTGTAGCATTACCAGCCAAGAAGTCCAACACCACTTGTCGTAGATTATCGTCACTACTTCCGATGGCGAGTTCCATATGTTCTCTTCTGATTTTCAGAGTTAATGTTCCTTCTTCAGCATTAGGTTTCCATCTGATTGGTCCCCATTTGTATTGTCCTTCAAGGTGCTGTCCGACTTCAACTATGTCTTCTTCGGGTTCAACTATGTCTTCTTCAGGTTCCTTCTTCTTAGGTCGACCACCATTACGGACAGGATTTTCTGGGTCATGATTTGCACAGTATCCAGATTCACGAACGAAGAGGTCAGGAGAATTACATGGTGAGCCATCCTTCGTTGTCCCTTTACACTTACGTGCTTCTATCTTCCCTGCTTCTAGAAGTCGTTGATTGTGACCTACTGCTGCTGGGATGATGAAGTATCTGTAATAATTACCATTACTCTTATCGATACCGACTCGCTTACTATTCACCAGATATCTAAGTGCTGGTCGTAATGAATCTCTACCTTCCATTCCCAAGTACTCTAGGAGTTCTGCTTTGGTAGCATTACCACCTAGATTTCGTAATGCAACCATCACTCGGTCAGATAGATTTTTTGTTCGATTATCTGGTCCTCGACCGGTGTATGGTTCTTCCACTGAACCCAGTCCACTTCCTATATTTCTAGGATTGATTGGGACATCGTTAGGTTGTGACCCTCTCGGTCCTCTAGTTACTGAAGTTCTTCTGGTTCTTCTTCTCTTGCGTTTGCTTCTGCGTTTGCTCATTGTTCTCCAACTCCTATTTGAGCCAACTCACTAACGGTAATCTCTCCCATTACGAATTGGCGAATTGCTGCTTCAAGTTCCTCTATACGGTCAGAATTACCCTCGACCACATTCTTATTGATGCGAATGATGGTGTAGTTTCCACGGTCAGATATACTATGGATATGATGTTCAGGTAGATTCACATCTGCTGGTATCATATGTCCATCCATTTCCACTGTTGTGTCTACATCTGCTTGAACTTGCATGTTCTTTTGCAGATGATATGGTAATCGAGGATGTGATGTCCATGACCAGAACCACTTATCGGTATCCGTCTTCGATTGCTCCCGAGATACTACCAACTTGGTATCTATTAGATGGTCAACATGTCCCTTCTGCTTTTTGAGCCACTTGTATCCACGAGAGTATCGTTTGGTTGGAACGTTCTCGTCGTCATAGGTAAAGCAGATTGACCATCGTTCTTCAGGGTCATCTGATTCAGGCATAGTTATGATAGCATACAATTGGAATTGCCCCCTCTCATTCTGTGCATACATCCATTCTTGAAACTGCAATGTTACTGCTTCTCCAATTCGAGGATTATTCCAAGTGGGGTATGCCTGTTCAATACCGAGATTCCTTGCAACAGTTGCTTTCGTTGGGTCTGGCAACTGAGATGATAGACAACCTTTGCATACATGCATCTGTTGTCGTATTGCCTCCTTCACAGGTTCATCTGCTCCTTCTACAAATGGTTCCACTATAGCATCAACACAGTAACTACAACCACCATAGTATAGAGCATCAAGATGTGTTGGTTCTGGTTCGTCACCATCTGTTCCACCTGTTAGTTCTAACACATCGTCAGGATATAGAACTCCTAATCCATCTTCGACGATGTAGTTAACAGCCGTCATGATGGTCTTACGATTACAGAACATCTCATGGCATATAGATGTGATAGATATCCTACCATTCCGTTCAGCAGCCATTCTGATGATTGCATTTGCTCGTTGCTTGACGACAGTATGTCGTCCCTTCATGTGTCTTACTGTTCCCCAGTCTATTGTACTCATTTCCATCTCTCCTAATTGACCTATTATTAATCATCAAAGACCAATGACTTCAGATGCCAATGGAACCTCGTTCAATCGGATAAGTCCATTCTCATCGATGTAGGACTTCATGTCGTTGATGTCGTCAACACCAATCTTCTGCACATCAGCATCCTTTCGGTATTCTTCGATGGTCTGAGTCATGACCCCAGTCATCACATCGTGGACAGTGGATAGACGACGGTCAAGAGTATCAAGACCAATCACACGGCCCTTCAATCTCTGTGTTCCATCGGTCCATTCAGGCTTGTGAGTAAGCGCACCGTTCAAGACATTGTATGCGTGATACAAGGTGTTCTGTTGACTACTATCGACATTGACCCATTCATTACGAGGGTTGGTCCAACCATCAAGAGCCAGTCGCCACATGTGTCCACCAGTAACCTTGTGTCCAACGACTTGGCCGTTCTTCTCAACGTCCTTAATAGAAGGCCATGATAGTAATCCCTTTGTTTCACATAGAGTAATCAGACGCTCAAACATCTGAACATCAACAGGGATATGTTGCATGAACTCCATCTCAACCAACTGTCTTTGAGCAGCGACGATTACATCGTTGATGTTAGATGCAAACTTGTCCCAGTCACGGTCCTTCATAGCACCTTGAGTATGCTTCAACGAAGTCAATGTCTGCGAGCCTCCCATTACAGCAAGGTTGGTGCAGTACATTCTCATAGCGACAGCACGGACAGACAATGCTCTTGTTCCATCAAGAGAGTTATTGATACTGAATCCGTATCGATATAGTCCATCTAAACTACGGGCTGATTCACCAAGCACATCAGTATCAATCCAACGGTGTCCACCTTCAATTAGACGTTGCTTTGCTAGTTGCTTTGTTCCAGCGGCCTGTGAAACATCACAATCAAGACGCATCTTTCCACCTTCGTTGTAAGCATAGACCTTAGCCTTCCAACCATTTTGGGATGCCATATCTAGGATGGGGTCACACACTGTAGTATATGCAAGGGGGTAGTAATCCTTACCAACCGTTCCAAGTAATGCACCTTCAGGTCGGTGGTCATCAGCATAACTTGGGTTGAATACACCAAACGAGATAGGTCGACCCTTTGCATCAGATAGTGGTGCGAAGGTAGGTGCTGCACCTTCATCTACTTGATATGCAGTAAATAGTGGCTTCATTACAGGAGTAAATCGCCAGTCGTGGGCAATCACAGAATCTCGACCACCAAATGTTACTGCCCCATTCCATGTCTCACCAACATCAGTATCGGCTTCGACTACAACGACAGGAACACTGTCGTCAAAGTCATCTTCAGATACTACTGTGGGTTCATCCATAAGGAAATCATCCAGTAAACTAGTACTCGCATTATTCACTTCGTTCATCATGAAACGAACATTCTGAGCAGCCACGCCTTCCTCGAGAGCATCAATGACCTCAATATGTTCAGGGTCATTTACCAATGGGGCTTTACCACCAGCAAAGTTCTTGCTGGGGCTGTATGGTCCATGTGATAGATTCACATCACCAATCAACAGTGCGGTCTGACCTTCAGTCATCCTCACTCGCTCCATGATTGCTATATTGGGAATCCATACGGACCTTCGGCCCGAACTGGCTTCATACAGCAACTTGGTTTGCTTATCATTCGTTTCTTCGATTGTTCCAATTACGGCCAATCGGTCATTCATTCCGGTTTTGTTGTTGTTCAAAATACATCACCAATACCTCTGGGGTGGTTGAGGATTATAAATGGTGGACGGTGTTTGCCGTCAATTTTGATTATTCTTCTTCATCTAGTTTTTCTAATACACAATAAGTGCCTTGCATATGTGGAGGTATATCCATATCTCGGATTCTACTTCCTAATGCTATTCCTATCTTGCCGGAATCAATTAGTTCTACTGTCCCCTCTCTTGTGAGGACGCGCAAGCATTCTGTATCACTAATTCTCCAAGTATAGAACAGGTCTTCCCCTGCTAAATATCCATAATCTAGTGGATTCATAGGGACTTCAGTGTCGCAATTAGGGCACTGAATGTGTGCTAACCACCTTTCTGCTGACCCTGTTTCACCAGTGTCGGGATTCAAGAACTCATGGTCGCCATGATTTGTCCATTCACATAGTTCTAAATTGAACTCAGTGAGATGCGTTCCACACTCTTCGTTAGGGCATGTCCAGCCACTAACTATAGATTGAATCCTCTCCATTTCAGCGCGATGCTGGTCTGCTAGGGAATCGTTGCTCGGTTGATTTGTGATGCGTTCGACACTATCATCATCGACAGTCCATTCCAACGCATCTAGAACTTTGCAAACACGCGCATGAGCCTCGCGTGTGCCTTCGTGGTTCTCTATGCTAATTAGGCGAAGCGAGGTATCGCCTATGCGTTCATATTCAAGTCCGTGGGGTGCCCACACCCCACCTACTTCTAATGGCTCTAGATTAGTTCTAGTCCATTCAATTTCGTCTTCACTTGGTGTCCAATCTGTCTCTCTCATTCCATTCCATCCAGTGCGGTGGTTGTCCCCTCGCACCAGACCCATTCGCAGTCAAGACATGGGTAGACCATGAACTGACCACAAGAGAACACGGGACGGCCATAGGGAACAACCGACCCACATGATGGGCAGGACTTAAACTCCTCGATGGCTAAACGGATACCTAACACCGGAAGCATCTCAGCATCATCCGGTGGAGGTGGCCGTAAGTCAACGTTTAGAATATTCTGTTTCACTCCCCCAAACTCAAATGTCCCATCATCTTGAACATCATGAGGTTCTACAGACCATAGATAATCCGCCTCTTTAGAACGGGCGTTATACTCTTCTCGTCCCATCTTAAATTACTCCTACTTTCACTCTTCCTCATCGGAAGCAGATGCCTCGGAGAGGACGATATTTCTAACGTCCTCCCTGAGGCTCTTTATCTCAGCAGCGAAATCCTTCTTCAGCATTTCTGTTTCGTTCACTATTCGTTCTAACATCTCTTCTGTTGTGTTCATCTTTCCAACTCCAGTTGTTCTTCCTCAACACGGTATTCGGCCACTATCTCCTGTATAGTAGACACGGAAGCCATTGCTACCATGTGAGGAATTGCTTGCATGTTAATCAGGGTATCACCCTTCTGATTCTTTACCGTCATGCTACGGATTTCATCTAGCATATCTGCCAGCATCTCTGGGTATTTGGAATGTTCTTCCACCCAGTGCTTGTATGCTTCCTTATCATTAGATAAGCGTAATTCATTTGCTTCCGTCATTGCCTCAGCAATCTGCTTCATCACAGATTCAACAATACGACCACCTAACATACCAGCCATCTTGTCTAACATGATGGCTTCCTTGAGAGTCGGTGGGACTCTTAATGGATTCGACTGTTCATAGTCTGGGTATCGAACATATCCATGTCCGTCGGTCTTACCACCTTGATGTGGTATGCCCTTGATTAGAATCGTGGTCCCAGTATTGGTGTCCACCAACATTAGTTCTGGGTCACTCCGTGTTTCTGATGCCTTATCAGCGGACTCATACTCCGCTTTCATCATGGCTTCACCGAGAGCCTTGAGAACCTTACCAGTGCCAGCCGTCCAGTTCATTTGCTTCGCTTGTTCACATTCCAATACCATTTTCATTCACCCGATTTATTCTGAACCGATTGAGGATTATAAACGGACACAATATCATGTCGTGCTTCAGTCCTCTTGGTTCTAAAGCCCATACAATCTAGACAAGCATGAGTATATACCCCTGCTTCCTTCGGTTTGTATAGTATAGATACCAGTATTGTTTTTTCACATTTGTCGCATTTCATTCTGATTCCTCACCTATCCATTCACCTAGGATATTCCACGGATAGTCATCATAATCCTTGTCGGGATTTTCTAACATCCAGTTCATTCGGTCTAGTTCATGAGCGATACCTTCTCCTTGTAATTGCATTCGCTCATGCCATGCTATGATTTTATCCAAGACCATAGCCTTGCGAACCATCCTTCTTTGATAGGTCAGGAAGCCCACATGTCTTTCTGTCTCATTCTTTTCTTTCATTTCTTTTCCTCCTTTGTATCTGTAAAGTCGTCTAGGCTTAATCCACCAGTGGGTTTCTTTTCGGGGTTGCAAATGGCACAGATTGGCCAGTACCCCAGAAGCCTACGGACGAACGAACAGTCACCACACCGTTTCTTTTTCAGCGGACCCTCTCCTCATGTCCACAAGATTGGCATTTGAATTGAGCATTAGGGATACGAACTCTGTATCCTCTGTTGTTATGTTTATACTCAACCATCTTCAATTCCTTCTTACCACAGGAGGGACACCTAAGCATGCTTAGGCACCCCCCATTTGGTTGGCTCTGATATCCGCAGTGTTCTCGAACTCATGGTATGCTCTATGTCCAGCGATGAATCCACCAGCACCACGTTTAGTACCGACGAACTGTTCACCACAAGCAGGGCAGAACACCTGCACAATCTCAGCATTGAAGGTGGTTCCTTCTGGTGTATCCACTTGTTCAACAATAGTCCCAATAGATTCCTCTGGGAACTCTTCTTCTACGTCATCCGGTGGTCCTGATGAGTTCATTATACTCCCTCCTCCAATTCCAAATCCTGTAGCAAAGAATCTAATGCATCATAAAACTCAGACCACATATGTGTTCTATCTTGGACTCTTTCTAACATATCGTTGACTATTCTCTCAGTTATCGGTATGCCTTGACGAGACAGTTCCTTTTCTAAAGTAGAAGATTCAAACCAAAAACAGGCATATGCCATCTCATCTAATACAGTAGGGTCTGTATGTATTTCACCAATGTATTCATCGCTCATTCTACCAACCCCAACATCTGATACATCTCATTCATAGTCATAGTGGTATCGACACGAAGCCCACTATTATGGCAGTAATCAATTAGTTCTTGCTTACGCATAGCACGAATGTTCTTTTGGATTTTCGTAAGTCGTTCACTTGAAGCACCAGATATCAATCGCAAATCTTGAATTGAAAGACCATCCATTAGTTGAGCCACTTGATTCACAGGTGGTAATGGTTCCTCAAAACTGTCTTCGACATTCAGATTGGTTTTCGACCATGCCAACAAGTCCTTCAGTTCATGATATTCTTCTGCTGTTAGAACCACATAACCTTCTTCGTATCCACCATCTCTTGATGCTTCATTGCTACGCTCATACAATGTTTCTGCTATATCCTCAACCATACCACAACCATTTGTGACTGCTTCTGCCATTTCACCTGCAAAGTCAATGTGCCCCGTCACTTCCTCTGCAATACCAGAGGTGTCCAATGAACTTGCAATTTCCCAATGGTCTATACGGTCAGTAATGTAAGAGTCATCCACAATATCCTCAATTTCACCATGTATGTCCATTTCACATTTTACAGAATATGCAAGACCATCA